GAACGGAGCGAGCGACGTGGCCCCGTTGATCGTCTCCGAGCCGTCGCCGTCGATCGTGACGCTGTTCGGGCCGGAGTCCTTCTTGACGAACGTGAAGCGCAGCCCGGTCGCTGCGGGCGGGAGCGTGGCCGTGACCGACCCGGCGGTCGTGTCGATCGTGTAGTGCGTCGCCTCTTCTTCGTCGGCGGTGAACGAGGCCGTCTTCGCAGAGACGCGCGTGACCGGAGAACCAGGGTTCGCGAGCGGCCACATATTCAGCCACGCATTGTTCGCCGCATTCCGCATCTTGAGGCGCCCGGTGGTCGTGTCCGCCCAGAGCTGGTACGCCGCTTTTTTCGACGGCTCCGTCGCGCCCGAGAAGTGCGTCAGGAGCGCGTCGAGCGCGCCGTTGATGTAGACGCGCGAGTCCGAGAGCGGCGTCTGCGGGTACGGGATCGGGTTCGGGGCTTCGTAGCTCTGGGACATGGCGCAGGGTCCTATCGGTGGGCGACGCGCACGCGGTTGACGCGGAGCTTGCGGGTGGCGGCGGCGAGGGAGATCACGCGCGCTCCGTAGCCGAGCAGGTTCGTCCCGACGGGAAGCTCCGTCGTGTGCGAGGCGATCGCGACGCCGTTGTAGATGAAGGTCACGCGCGAGTCGGCCTCGAAGAGGATCTCGAGCGTGTAGAAGTCGTTACCCGAGAGGGGCGTCGCCGTAGCCGTCACGGTCGGGGTCGCGGAGGCGTTGCTCGTCACCGCCCGCCAGAGCCGGTCGCCCGAGTGGACGGTGTCGTCGTAGAACAGGGCCGCGCAGCGGATCCCTGTCGGCGACGTGATCGCGTCGGGGCTCGCCGAGAACGTCCCGATCCAGAGCCGCGAGTTTCCGACCGCGCCGCCGAGCCGGCCGTCGATCAGGACCGACGGATCCCAGTCCGGGACGAAGCGAACGAAGGTCGAGATCAGGCCAGCCGCGGTCCCGGCGCCGCCCGCGGTGGTGAACCCGATCAGAGGCCGGCCCGAGGCGGCGGCGACGTCGTCGTTCGAGAGCGTCCCGTCGAGGGTCGGCGCAGGCTCGCCGAGCGCGGACATCGTCGTCGCGCCCGGGTCCTTGAGGATCTGCGTCACGCGGCCGGAGAGCGAGTCGCGGACGTGGGCGATCCGGTTTCCGCCGGCCGTCGATCCGTCGCCGAGGTAGATCCTCCGCTCGTCGGTCGTCACGATCAGCTCGCCCGCGGCCGGGGTGACGTTGCCCCGGTCCCGGATGCTGCCCCGCTTGTGGCGGACCTCGGACACGCTAGAACGTCCCCCCGTCGATGATCTCGATCGGCTCGCGGAGCGCGACCGCGGCGCGCGTCAGGCGCACGTCGTAGCCGCTCGTCGCCCGCTCGAACGAGATTCGGAACTTGACGCTGCGGAGCTTGTAGACCCCGGGCCGGTACGCGACCCAGCCCGACCCCGGGCTCGAGGTCGTGCTGTAGGCCATCTCGACGACCATTGCGACGTTCGAGGACTCCCGCCACGTCGCGTCCGCGTGGAGGTCGTCCAGCGGGCCCTCCCAGCTCCACGACTTCGAGAGCCTCGAGCCCCACTGATCCTCCCGCGAGGAGATCGCCCCGCCTCCCGTCACGGACCCGGGGTGCGGAACCCCGTACTGAGTGTCGTCGTAGACCGGGAGGCCGCCGGAGAACACGGCCTTGGGATCCCAGGGCCGGGGGTGGCGCTGCTCCGCCTCCCAGCCGAAAGAGACGTGAACCGCGCGAGCGTCGCCCATGACGAAGTCGCGCGTCACGTAGGAGGCGGAGAGCGCCGTCGTGTCCCAGGCGAGGGCGTTCTCCGCCGAGATCACCTGGAGGTTCGTGAGCGCCGGGGTCGAGCCGGCGGTCCAGCCGGCGTCCTCGATCGACTCCTCGAGCGCGGGGTCCTCGAAGTCCGAGAGGTCGAAGTCCATCGAGCCGAGGATCGCGTCCCCGACCTGCCCGTTCTCGTAGCGAAGGCGAGCCCAGAGCGGGGGGTCCTGCCGGCCGTCGGCCGCGGCGGGGAGCCGGATCCAGTTCGCGCCCGCGTCGGCCTCCCCGGCCTGGGCCCCGATCGAGACCACCGGATCGCCGAGGACCCAGCCCCCCCGCCGGATCTCCACGGAGCCCGCACGGGAGCCCGCCGCTCGCGCGCCGAGCCGATAGGACGCCTTCCCCCCTCGGACGTAGCCGACGACCGAGGACGGGGCGACCAGGAGGTCCGAGCGGCCCTCGAGCCGGACGTGGTGGCCGGCGAGCCTCCCGAGCGCCGGGCGGGCCCCGGAGCGGCCGATCGGCTGGACCTTGACGCAGTACGTCGAGCCCACCACGACGTCCGGGCCGGCGACGGTCGCCTGGCGGGCCGCCGTCCCCCGGACCACCGCGACCTGCCGGAACGCCTCCGTGACCGCCCCGCTCATGTCGCAGGTCGCGAGCCAGACGGCGACCTCCCGGACGAGCCCGACTTCACCGGAGGCGAGCTGCCAGGAGACCTCGATCCGCGATGCGAAGGCCCCGGTCGCGGCGTCCGTGCCCGACCCGTCCCCGACGACGACCGCGAGCGGCGGAGAGGGGGCCTGCTGGTCCGTCGGGACGTCCAGCTCGGACACCGGATCGTCCAGTTCGGGGAACGTCGCGTCCTCGTAGGCGTCCGCGTCGTACTCGAGCGCCCGGATCTCCGTCTCGAACGTCATCGGGTCCTGGTCAGTGTCGAGGACCTCGAAGAGCTTCGTCGCCGTCGTCCGCGCCCCGAGGGTCCAGAGGTCCCCGTCGGCCGGCGTGAACGAGAACGCCGAGGACACCGTGATCAGCGACCCCGCCCCGTACGTCCCCGATCCGGTCGTGACCTGACGGACCTCGATCTCGTCCGTCTGCCCGTTGCGGACGGCGAGGTAGTACGTCGTCGCCGCGGCCATCGTGACCTCCCGGTCAAGGATGATCGTCGAGGTCGACGGGCTCCCGGCGTAGGCGGCACCGGAGTACGCCCAGAGCGGGAGGTCGTGCGCGACGTAGATCACATCGCCGGGCTCGACGAACGCCGCGTCGGGGAGCGCGGTGAAGCTGATCTCCTCGAGCAGGAGGTGGGAGACGTTGAGCAGCACCCTCAGCTCGCGCTTCGCCTGGGACCTTCGCGTGACACCCTCGAACGAGAACGCCTTGTGGCGGAGGTTGACGGTCGTCGTACCGTCGTTCGCGGTCGGGTGCGCGTCCTGGACCGGCTCGCGCTCGTAGTTTCGCGCCCGGTCGAGGATCTCCGCGCTCGCCGAGTTGAATCGACGCGAGGAGCTGACCGACTGGAAGCTGTAGGTTCCCTCCTTGATGTTCGCCGACGTGAACATCGCGACCGGACTTCGGGCCGCGGCGTAGCGCGCGCGGATCTTCCGCCCGACCTTGACGATCGACCCGCGCCCCGCGTTCGCGACCTTGGCGACCTGGTCCCAGCCCGTCTCCGTGGAGCGGTCGAGGACGAGGTCGGCTGACATCCGGGTCTCGCGGCCCTCGCAGGTCACGGTGTCCGAGCCCGTCGTCCAGCTCGTCGGGGACGGCGGGACGGCGACGACCGATGACGGCCAGGGGACGCGGATCGCGTCAGCCGTCGTATCCGCCGCCACCTCGCGCTCGACGATCTCGTAGCTCGCGACGTCGAGGATGTCCTGGGCCCAGGCGTGCCCGCTCGTATCCGTCCCCACTAGCTTGATGAGGTAGCCGACGAGCATGTGCGGCGGGAGCGTCGAGGCGGAGAACGGGAAGTCGGAGACGATCTCGAGGAACCCGTCCGGGTAGAGCGTGTCGAGGTCCGACCCGCTCGTCCACGTCCCGTACTCCAGCCGCTTGACCGTGAAGGTGCTCCGCTGGTCGTAGAGCAGCTCGTCGCACCAGTCCGACCAGAGACCGAACGAGGGCCAGTCGATGTCAGCGAGCGAGAACGTCGCGCCCATCCCCCATCGCGCGGTGAGCGTGAGCGCCGTGAGCCAGGCGGGGTTCGAGGTCCACGCGAGCGGCGTGTTCGGGCTCGTCCGGTTGACGCCGTCCCAGATCGGAGCGAGCAGCCCCTTGACCGGGACGAGCACCTCGGGGCGCTGCGTGTCGATCTGCTCGTCCGCCTGGATCCGAAGCCCGAGCAGCGCGGTCTCGGGGTACTCCAGCTCTTCGTCCTCGACGACCGTGAGCGACTGGAACGTCAGCTCGTCGCGGCGATCGACGCCCTCGGCGACGAGCGTGCGCCGCTGGACCTGGATCCGGTACTTCGACGCCTTCGGGACCTTGACCTCGTTCCCGTCGAGCACGAATCCGGCGTGAGAGACGACGCCGCCTGAGCCGGAGATGTCGAGGTCGAGGCCATTCCCCGAGAGGTCTGTGAACGTGCCCGCGGTGTAGGGGCTCACGTCGGTCCCCGCCCCTGTGAGCCCGGTAGCGTCCGCGGCGTTCATCGACCAGAGCGCCATGATGAACGCCGAGCCCGGTCCGCTCGTCGCGCCCTGAGTCGGCGTGCCACCGTTCCAGGCCGAGGAGACATCCCCCGAGGTCCACTCCCGCCGGTACAGGCGGACCTCGTCGTACCGGAGACCCGAGCGGCCGGTCGTCATCTGATTCGCCGTCGCAAGCCGGAAGGCCGGGTCGGTCTGAGGAGAGTTGACGCGGGGGACGTCGTTCGTGCCTCCGCCCGACCCGAGCGTCGTCCGCGTGATGACGAGCGCGCCGTTGACGTAGACCCGCAGCCGGCGCTCGGACCCGATCTCGCGGTAAGTGAGCACGATCTGGAGGTTCTGGCTCGCGCCGCTCGAGATGGTGAAGATCGAATTGGCCGTGAAGCGGTTCCAGCCGAACTCCTCGCCGCGCGCGTTCGTGCCGCCGTCCTGGCCGTGGCCTAGCTCGACCTCGATCCCGACGGTATCCGCCGTCGCCCCGCCGTTCGTGTCGTAGAGCTTGACCGCGAAGCCGCGCAGTGTGCCGGCGGTCGGGGACGTGATGTTGTACGACCCGTTCGCGTCCGTGCCGACGCTGCTCTGGATCCACGACCAGACGACGCGATCGTCGCCCGCCGGGGTCGACTCCGCCGCGCCCTGCGTGTATACCGCGTTGACGACGCAGGTGAAGGCGTTGACCGACTCGCCGACCGTGAATCCGTTGTTCAGCCCGTTGAGGTTCGTCGTCGCCAGGAACCCGAAGTTGCACTCCATCGCCTGGCCGAGCGAGGCCGGCGTGTAGGTCGATGGGTCGGCGAGCGTCATCGGGAGGAAGCGCGCGAACTCGCCCTGAATCTTCCCGCTGATCGTGACCGGGTTCGAGGTCCCGTCCTCGAAGAAGAGCGGCGTCACGATCGGCCCGATCGGCGACCCGCCACCGTCCAGCTCCTGGTATCGGACCTCGACCTCGACGTCCTGGGATGCGAGCGTCGAGCCCGAGATGCGGAAGAGCCCGCCCGCGAAGAGCAGTCCGACGACGCAGGAGTCGCCCTCGACGGTCATGTCGTAGGAGACGGCCTGGCTCCAGTCGGTGACGACCGGATTGCCCGAGGCGACGGTCTCGTTCCCGACGACCTGCCCGACGGTGAAGAACGTTCGGACCGACTCGAAGCCCGGGATGTGCGACTGATTCGCGTTCCCGAGGCGCAGGCTCACGAAGACGTTGGAGAAGTTGTCCGCCGTGTTCCCCTCGATCTTCATGCCGACGGGGAGCGAGCCGGGCTGGAGATCGTCCTGGTCGGTCTCGTATCCCCCGATCGAGTGGACGGGGCCGTGGCCGAGCGCGAGCAGGAGGTGGAGCGTCGACGTCACGCCGACGACGGCGTCGTTCGAGTCGACCTCCAGCGCGCTCTCGACGTACTGGCCGATCACCATGCCGCCGACGAGGTGCTCGCCGAGGATCGCGGGGAGCGGCTGTCCGTTGGCCTGGTACTCCGTGCGGATCCCGGACCACCCGTAAGTCGGGGACTCCTCGATCCGCGGGGTCGCGCTCGGCTTGGGTGGCGCGAAGATCTTGCCGACCACGGTCGCGGCGCCAGCCGCGGACAGGAAGATCGCCGACGCCGCGTTGAAGATCCCGACCGCGAACCCGCCCGGGAGGGGAATGACCTCGACGATCGCGCCGGGCGCGACGCGGGCGTCGTCCCAGCACTCCGAGGGGATCTCGACCCCGTCCCGCAGGATGCGGAGGTACGAGAAGTGAGCGAGCCGCGCGGGGATCAGATCCCGGAGGCTCTGACCCGCCCACGCCTCGACCGACGACTCCCGGTCGCCCGGGTCGAGCGGGTTTCGGAGCGTGATGATGCGGACGACCGGGCCCTCGAGGCTCACGCCGCACCTCCGATCCAGCGGTAGGCGCCGACGACGGCGACGATCTGGTCGATCCGAACGACGTGGACCCCGGCCCGGACCGTGCAGGTCACGCCGAGCCGCTCGGGGACGTTCGAGACGACCGTGAGGTGCAGCGGGGCCGGGCCCTCGACGGATCGCGAGACGATCAGGTCGCCGACGCGGCCCGCGCCCTCGACGCCTCCGAGGCTCTCCCAGCGGGCGGACTGATCGCGCAGCTCCTCCACCAGACGGCCCTCGGCCGCGGCGTAGTCGGGCGTCCAGACGATGCGGTCGGGGACGGAGACGCCACAGCGCCGCATGGCCTCGAGCGCGGTCTCGGCGCAGTCCGCCTCCGACCACCTCCGGCCGATGATGTCCGCGAAGTCGACGAAGTCCATCATCCCCTCGCCGGGATCCCCGGGAAGCCGCCGAACCGGCGGTACTGGACCCCCGGCTGGGCGTTGTCGATCTGCCACTGGCGGCGATCCTTGCAGTCGGTGGGTTGCTTGCCGCACGCCCCGAGCGTGTCGCCCGAGTCCCCGGCGAACCCGCAGAGGCGACCGCGGTACGCCCACCGGCACGTCGTCCGCGAGATCCGCTCCGTCGGGACCGTGTAGTCGTGGACGTTCTC